ACACCTCCTCCACTGTATGAAATCGTAAAGAAAAATGTAGAACTCGGAATGTACACTTCTGAGTTGTTAGAATGGTATTCTAAAGAAGAATGGGATATCATTGACTTGTTTATAGACCATAGCAAGGACGAAAATTACACCTATGCGGCTATCGCCCAATTGGCAGAAAAGTACTTAGTGCAGAACCGTGCTACTGGTCAAATCTTCGAAACACCGCAGGTTCGTTATGCTATTGCAGCCGCAACTGCATTCCACAACGAACCTAAAGACAAACGATTGAAATATGTAAAGGAATATTATGAATGCGCTAGTGACGGCCATTTCACACTTGCTACCCCAGTTCTTGCTGGTCTTGGGACTACTACTAAGCAGTTTAGTTCTTGCGTTCTTATTAGCAGTGACGACACATTGGATTCTATATTTGCTGCGGGGGAAATGATGGCCAAGTATGCTAGCAAACGTGCTGGCATTGGCTTAGAAATTGGTCGTATCAGACCACTAGGTGCTCCTATTCGCAACGGAGAAATTAAACACACAGGTATGATTCCCTTCTTGAAGAAGTGGTTCGGTGACCTGCGTAGTTGCAGCCAAGGCGGTGTGCGTAATGCTAGTTGCACAGTTACATTCCCGATCTGGCACTATCAGTTTGAAGACCTAATTGTATTAAAGAATAATCAGGGAACAGAAGAAACACGTGTGCGTCAAATGGATTACTCTGTCGTAGTCAACAAAATGTTCTGGAATCGCTATCGTAATAATGATAACATTACATTGTTTGATCCACATGAAGTACCTGATCTATATGAAGCATATTACAGAGACAGCGTAGAGTTTGAGAAACTTTATACGATGTATGAAAGTAAGCGTGGCATCAAGAAAAAAGTACTGCCCGCTATTGAAATGTTTAAGAATGGTATCTTAAAAGAAAGAACAGATACCGGTCGTATCTACATGGTTAATATTGATAACGTTATCAATCAAGGACCATTCGATACAACTCTTGATCCGATTTACCAAAGTAACTTGTGCCAAGAAATCTTACTGCCCACGAAACCCTTTCAGCGAATTGAAGACGAGGCAGGACGCATAGCCCTATGCACATTGGGCAGCATCAACTGGGGTAGCTTTAAGACACCTCAAGAAATGCGTAAGGCGTGCCGTGTGTTAGTAAGAAGCCTAAGCAATCTCCTAAGTTATCAAGACTTCTTATCGGTACAAAGTAAGCTAGCTAACCTAGACTTTGAACCTTTAGGAGTCGGTATTACCAATCTCGCATACTGGCATGCGAAGCGTAATTTGAAGTACGGACAACCAGATGCACTATCAGAAGTTAAGCGTTGGATGGAACACCAGGCGTTCTATCTAACTGAAATGAGTGTAGAACTCGCACAAGAAAAAGGTTCATGTTCTAAATCAGCGCAGACATTCTACGGTCGTGGCATATTCCCTTGGGAGCGCAGAGCAGAAGGTGTTAATGAACTAACAGACTTTACTCCTAGTACTAATCTAGACTGGGAAACATTGCGCCAGAATCTATTGAAATATGGCATTCGTAATGCTACACTAATGGCTATCGCTCCTGTAGAAAGCTCAAGCGTTGTATTGAATTCAACGAATGGTATTGAAATGCCAATGGAACTTATCTCTGTTAAAGAGTCTAAGGCTGGATCATTCGTTCAAGTTGTGCCCGAATACAAACGCCTAAAGAATCGTTATCAGTTGATGTGGGACCAGCGTGATTGTGTAGATTATCTAAAGACTGCGGCTGTACTTGCAGTATACATTGACCAGTCAATTAGTACAAACACTTTCTATAACCCTGCGTACTTCGACCAAGGCAAGGTTCCTGCAACTCTTATCAGTAAAAACCTTATGCTTGCATATAAGTGGGGTTTAAAGACTATCTACTATAGCTTGATTAACAAAGTGGGTGCAAAGGCAGCACTACAGGAAGATAACGTCATCCCATTCGTCAGTAAACAAGACATAGAAATTCCCGACGAAGATGACTGCTTGGCTTGCAAATTGTAACCTGTAAACTATAAGTTTTCTGTAAACTATGATAAATAGTTTACGGAGAACATTATGAATTACAAAAAAATATACGACCTACTCATTGATAGAGGCAGACATAGAGTGTTAGCAGAATATACAGAGAAACATCACATAGTACCAAGGTGCCAGGGAGGATCAGATGATCTAACTAATATCGTTCAGTTAACTCCCGAAGAACATTATTTGTGTCACCAACTGTTGGTTAAAATTTATCCAGATGATGTGAAATTACTCAATGCTGCATTGTTTATGACCGCAAACGGAATGGGCAAAAGAAGTAATAAGATATATGGATGGTTGAAACGAAGATATTCCGAATACATGAAGGGACCAAATAATCCTCAAAAAGTAAACCCTAGAAAAGGTGAAAGACACCATACGTTTAATCGTAAAATTCAGTTTAATTTTACGATTGATGGTAGAAAAACTCTTTCTGCAAAAATGCAAGGAGACAATAATCCTTGTGCCGGACTTAAACCATGGCAGCATCCTAGGGCAACTGAATATTCTAAATCGGTGTGGAAGTGTGCTAGAGAACTGTATGAAATTTGGATTAATAATGGTAAGCCTTCATATTGTAAACTGTATACACTGGCAAACAAAAAATGCTATACTACTGATAGCAAAGTTATCGGTCCTTATATGAATGTCGTGAAGTACTTTCGGAATGGATGGATACCTAATCAAGATAAAGACTGGATTAATTTTAATGAGTAAAGAACAATACAATCTACAAAAACCAACAAACTATCTAAAACGCACTATGTTTCTGGACCCAGAAGGTCCAGTAACTGTTCAACGTTTTGAAGAAGTAAAGTATCCAAAACTACAAAAGTATGAGGAAACAGCACGAGGCTTCTTCTGGGTACCAGAAGAAATTAGTCTAACTAAAGACAAGATCGACCACAAGGAGGCAAGTGATGCAATTAAACATATCTTTACTAGCAACTTATTACGTCAAACAGCACTTGATAGCATTCAAGGTAGAGCGCCCTCACAAGTATTTGGTCCTGTATGCTCGATCCCAGAGCTTGAAGCGTTAACGTTGACATGGGGCTTCTTTGAGACCAGCATTCACTCAAAGAGTTATAGCCATATTATTCGTAACGTATACGGAGTTCCTAAAGAGGAGTTCAACAAGATTCATGATACACAGCCCATCATTAGCATGGCTAGTAGTATCGGGATGTACTACGAGACTCTGCATAGAATCAACTGCCGAAAAGAAATCGGAGAAAAAATCGATGAATACGAACACATCAAGGCAATTTGGTTAGCATTGAATGCTAGCTACGCACTTGAAGCATTGCGTTTCATGGTATCTTTTGCGACTAGTCTTGCTATGGTAGAGAACAAGATTTACATTGGTAACGGAAACATTATCTCTTTGATCCTGCAAGATGAAGTACTTCACAAAGAATGGACAGCTTATATCATCAATCAAGTTGTCAAAGAAGATCCTAGATTTGCAAAGGCTAAGATTGAATGTGAACGTGAAGTTTATAACATGTATCTTGATGTTATCCGTGAAGAAAAGACCTGGGCAGAATATCTATTCAGCAAAGGTGTTGTCATCGGACTAAATGCAGAAATCTTAAAAGACTTCGTAGACTACACTGCCTTCAATGCACTGAAAGAGGTAGGTATCAAGTATAACGAAAATCATCCCAAGTCTAGTCCTATTCCTTGGTTCAACAAGCACGTGAACATCAACAAGAAACAGACTGCATTACAAGAAAACGAATCTACTAACTATGTCATTGGTGTTATGAGTGATGTAGTTGAGTTTGATGCATTACCCCAACTATAAGGAGAAAATTATGAAAGCGATTGTATGGAGCAAGTACCAGTGTCCTTTTTGCGACCAAGCCAAGGCACTACTAAAGAGCAAAAATATCCCATTCGAAGAACGTAAGATCGGTGACGGATATACTAAAGAAGATTTACTAGAAGCAGTACCTACTGCACGTACAGTACCTCAGATTTTCTTAGATGACGAACTGATCGGTGGTTTCACCGAACTAAAAGCTAAACTAACAGAAAGCGTAGCATGACATTAGAAGTAGGTAAAGTTTATACCTTTAAACTGAATAGCGGTGAAGAAGTCGTTGCAAAATACACTTGCGAAGTAGTAGGTAACTATATTTCGGTATCAGAACCAGTGAGCATCGCACCCGGCCCACAGGGTATGGGTCTAGTCCCTAGCATGTTCACCTCTGACCCAGCACTTTCTGTTACGATAAATACTAATTGTATCGCAATGTATGCCGAAACTGAGGATTCAGTTAAGATGAAATACATTGAAGCTACGACTGGTATTAAAGTGCCAGACAAAAAGATTATTATGGGATGAAATGGCAGCATTAAGCAGAGTGGGTGATACGAATCAACCCGGGGGAAAAATCATTAGGGGTGCAAGTACTGTTATATGTAACGGTATAGAAGTGGGGCTACACACTAGCACCATTACTCCTCATGCTCCTTGGGGTCGTCCTCACCCACCGCATGATGCGGCTAAAACGACTGACGGCAGCCCTACAGTATTTGCTGAGGGCGACCCAGTATTACGTGTGGGGTCTGGTAATACGTGCGGTCATAGTATAGTTGTCGGCAGCCCCGATGTAGAGGTACCATGAGTTTTAGTCCTTTAAACATAAACTCTATCGGGCAGTTGTTGCAGAACCAAGGTCTGCAAATCAACCCCATAGCCCAATCATATATGGGTATCAGTGAAACCTCACATAGTAATTACACTAGGGGAACCACTGTAGGTGGAACAGTCTTGAATGACTTAGCTGAATCAATACACGTGGCCTATTCACGTAATGTAGTTTCATCTGCTACTTACGATAACATTATTAACATAGGATACAATTCGATCGGTGCGTTGGGTGATAGCCGTCCATCTACATTTACTAACGAATACACTGATGAAATGGCACAGTGGGGTTGGTTGAGATTAATTCCCTGGCAAGCGTGGAAAGAGTTCTATATCAATAACGGCAGTTATACTGATTTCTGTTCAACGTTCTCTACTTGTTTCGGAAAATACAAACAGTTAAATCTACCCATCACTGCTGCAATTAATTCTATAGGGTACTTAGATCAAGTCTACAGTAACATGAATGATTTGATAACTGCTGATATTGCAGGCGCTTCCCTAAGCACATTCTATTGGGGACAAGATTTAATCAAATCGGGTAGAGCAATTGACCTACTAGAGATTGATGCATTCGGTGAACCTGATGCTCTATTGAGAAATCTAAACAAGAACAAAGCTATAACACAGTCATTGGGACTAGCATTACTAAGCGTAGGACTTACTGATACTGAGGTAAAGTCACTAAGTTCAGGTACGTCCCGTGCAACATCTGACCAACAGAAATTGATATACGCTGCGTTTTGTCTAATAACCGGAAACGATTTACTTGACGTAGTAATTCCATTGAACTGTCAGACTACTGGGTTAGATAGTTTAGCTGATTTATTGAATCCTAAGAAGCTATTCCCGAATTCTTATATGACATTGACGGTCCCAGTATTCAATGCATCACCTCAACCTACTAATAGTAAAACATACTACTTGATATACTCAACTTCAGGTGGTGTTAATTCTCAATTGGGTGACAGGTTCGGAACTAGATTAGCAGGAATACTACCTACTGATATTGCACAAGCTGCTGGGGCATTTTCTTCATCAATGTTACAGATCAGGAATATTCAATCAATGAGTATTGAAAAATTCGGTCAGGCTGTGACAAATTTAGAAAATGTCAGTGACTTGAACGTTAATGGAACTAATGTTCCTACAAATACTGAATTAGCTCAGACTACACTAAATTATCTAGCTTTGGGTACGGGAGAAAAAGGTCTGTATACAATGTGTGACTTTTTTGGTGCAATGACAAACATCCACTATGCACACAAGTCTCTCACGGATCAAATTATATCTCTACAAACAACCAAGTTATTTAACATTTATTCAGAATTGTTATTAGCTGTATCTTGGGAAAATGCTGTAATAACAGTGCAGTATTCAACTGAAATAGTTGAGACTTCCCCCGGAGTTTTTGAAAATAGATACCGTGTCATCGGTGCAACTATCGCAGACAATGGCGGAGGATACGGTAGAGGTGGTGCGCCTGCACCAACTATTACTTTTACAAATGGTGGCGGAGCGACTGCTACTGCTACAATAAGTGATGCACGTTTTGGTAGAGTCAGTTTATTTAATGTAACGCCTTCTGCGACATACTCTTTGGTTATTCCAACAGCAAGCATTCAATCACCGCCTACTGCTTTGTTACCAATTGGTTCAGATGGAAGAAAATCAACTAACGGTACGAACAGTGATAGTAATACAACAGGTTGGCCTAGTATGAATACAGTTGTTCAGGGCTACATCGATCAAGCTAACACTGAAATTTCATCAATACAAAGTAGCAATACCGTAGCTGCTACTGCACTTATAAACACATACAATACGTTTGGTACATATCTAAAGAAAGAGCAGGATGCTAGGGCGTTGGCTTTACCTAATATACAAGATTTGACAAGTCAGCCAAGTGATGTCGTTGTATTTGTAAATAGTTCATCATCATTCGCTTCTGATACTACTACGTTCGGTGCAAGTAATGTGTTGAATCAAATTTACAATCCTTCATATCTCGGAGGAAGATCGTTAATCGGTGGACTTCGTGAAGCAAGAAATCAAGCACGTTTAAGTTTAGCAGGAGCTACTTTAGATAATGATGTAAACGGAACAGCCGAACTCCAATTACCTAGACCCAATGGATCATCTTTGAGTGACTACATTGCAGAAAAACCTTCGCAGGGATTTTTGTCAGCTTATCCATTGCCACCAGGCGAAGAAATCCCACCTGGTTATATTGTAGACCCCGATGGTAATATCGTACCTATTGGTCCAGAAAACGGATACGGTAACCCACCATTTGACAATTGGAACTTAGTAAAACCAGTTCCTGACCACACTGTGGGTATTGACATAATTGACTTGCCCTTGTATAATGGGCAACCAGACGTTCCGGGAAGCTTCGGCGGATCACCCGATAGCAATCTTATTCCTGATAACTTGAGTATTATTATTGCACCGTCAGTGCAAACAATACTTACACCTGACCAAGCAATTGGTGAAGTAACACGTTGTAACTGCGATTGCTGGGACGACTTGTAACCTGATAGGTTGCATTTTAAACTATCCGGGAGTATACTATACAACTCGGAGAAAGGAGAGACATGTCTCTAACATTTCCAAAACTGATAAAGTTTTTTATTTTTATACCTCTGATCCTATCTAGTTTCTTTGTAATGGACAGAACAATTCATGTAGCAGAGCCCATTCCTATGCCAAAAGTGGACTGGGCGCAAGTTAAGTGTTTAGCTACGGGCGTTTTCTTTGAAGCAGGCTCTGAGTCATATATGGGTCAGGCAGCAGTTGCTAGAGTTATTATGAACAGGGTCAAGCATGGATTTGCAAGCACACCGTGCAAAGTAATCTATCAAACACACATTGTTAAAAAAGACAATGAACGTTTCAAGCTATGCCAGTTCAGCTGGGTTTGTGACAACAAAGTAAAACCCAATGAAAAAGATCCTAGGTTTGTGCAAGCAATGGATATCGCTTATAAAGTTATAGCATTCGATGCATATAAGGATGTAGTACCTAAAAGTGCTCTATTCTTTCATTCATCAAGTGTAGAACCTAACTGGCCCTATAGAAAACTTAAACAAATCGGTAATCACATATTTTACGCTAGAGGTAAAAAATGAACTCAAGTCCGGATCGCGGATCATTTCATATTGATTGTGAACTCAAGCACGTAGAAGCAGGCGAGAAAACACTAGAAGAAGCCGAACGAATGATTGACTTCTACAAATCATTCGAAGAACGCCGCCGTGAAATGGAACAAACAGACGAGTGGAAGAAGGACAATATGGAATATGACCTTCGTTCTACTAAATGGATTTGCGACAAAGCTAAAGCAAGTCCAGCGTATGCTCAGAATCTATATGCCGCAATTTGCAATAATGATTTCATTAAGAATGATGTATGGCCCTTACTGACTGACAAGCGCTGGAGTGCTAGTTGGCGTAGTGCTGGTGGCATAGTCGCTAACATGCTAGAAGAGGGTGACTACATCGATTGGTACTGTTCTGGTATCCGAGGCGAAATAAGTGACGAGGAATACAATAACATGTCAAAAGAAGCCCAAGAATACTACATATACAGTAAAAACAATTTTGTAAGTGAGAGTGTCGTTACTGATGAAATTCGTGAAGATTTATTAAAACTAGGTTGGATCACTATTACCGAAGCTGACGGGCCCCAATAAATTTTGAGTTAGTCACATAGTATGATACATACTGTATGGCTAATTTTGAAATAGAAACCCAATTCGACCGAATCAAGCAGAACTTATTAGAGACTGACACCAATGTCGGTAAAATGGTCATTTACCGAAATGAACATATCGTAAGCAAGTCATTGTATCTCTTTGGTGAGTACTATGATAACTTGACCGAAGTCATTTGTAGATACCTAAGCCCCGAATCTGTTTTCGTAGATGTAGGAGCCAATATAGGTTATCATGCTATCTCAGTCTCAGAAAAAGCAGGATGCCCAGTAGTTGCATTCGAACCGCACCCAAGTAACTTTGTATTAGCAGCACACAACTGTAACGACAAGAACATCAAAATATTTCATGCTGGGCTAAGTGACGAAAACAGTTCGATTACATACGACGACCTGGAACATTTCTCTACAGTGGGAAATGAAGAACTAGAAAAGTACGAAACAACGGCTCCTCTAGTTAAGTTAGATGAAATCGACATACCTTTCGTAACTACGATGCGTATTGATGTAGAACAAGGTTCGGAAAAGATTATTAAGGGCGCATTAAACGTAATCACCAAGTACAAGCCCGCTATATTTTATCGTGCAGTAGAAGTTGATGATTTCATGCCTACGTACAAGTTACTAGACCAACTCAACTATACGCAGTATTGGGTTACTTGTATGATTAGCCCCAATCGTGATACGTACAAACAAGCAGAAGAAAATCCTTTCGGACAATTGGGGATTAGCTATATCTTAGCAGTTCCTAAAGAGATACTACAACCAACAGATTTGTATCCAGTGACACCCTTTGAGGACTTCAATGCTCTATATAAACGGTTGTCTAATTACACACTGTTGTTCTGAGTGTCCCAGCGTACATTTTCATTTAGTATCTTGTAAAACTCATCGGGGAACAACTCCCATACTGTCTGGGTATGACCCCGATATTCAACATCTTTGATACGGGCCATAACACCTTGCTGTTCCATTACTGGGCCAAAAATGTTATGAACTCTACGCTGTGTACCTACATCGCTCTCATTACTAGTGATAAACAATCTACTACCTTCGGGAGCCCATTCAATACACGCGGGTATTAAGAATTGTGCTACGGGATTTTGCATAGTAATGATACCTGTTTTCGTTTTCAAACCTGTGTTCCATTTAGGTATCTTGTCAGTGAATACACAGGTTCTAGCAGCAATTCTGTAAGTGTTAGGCCCCATTACATCATCAAAGCTATGAGCAGCAACACTGCCAATGGGATCGTTATTGTAGTATAGAATCCAAACTTGTTTTTCACGCTCGTTCTTAAAACAATCAACAAGCGATTTTTGACTGTTGTTATTTTTGAACCCTTTTCTGTCAGCTTCTGTATAAAAGCTAGATAGGTTTAAATCCTCAGACCATGGAACAACTTTAAATGTCATTGATGCTCTCAATCATTTCTTTAATGAAATCTTCTGGGTAGTTCGTTCTGAAACTTTCCCAACACAACCTTTGAAACTTGTCAAAGGGTTGCGGCGCATCCCACGATATACCCAAACTTTCTAAGTACTTTCTTAGTTCAGCTTGCCGTGTAGAATAGATGTGGCTTTCAACGTCACGAATGCTGATGTTATTCTCTGATTTATGATATGTAAAGAAATAATTGATAGACTTTAACTGACCATTGACTACGAAATAACTTGATGGATGCATACTGAATTTGTACAAGCCCAACGACTGATGCGCTTTGTTTATTTCTATCATTTGACTACGCCACTTTGGCAACACATTATTGTAGTTTTCTGTTACGCAACCTGCTCTTTCCCAGAAGTCTACACCATCAATCTGTAGATAAATCTTTCTATGCTTATGGTCAATATCTAATACACGTGGAACTAAGTCAGGATATGCACCCCGCATAAGTTGTAGGTACTTTACTTCACGTTGCCATTTCTCATCCATTTTGTCGATATCAACAACTTGGTTTTGTCCTTTGTGATAATCTGTGTCATTGTGGTACCACTGTACAAACGTCTTTTTATCCTCGCTAATAAGGCTAGTGTAAATAAGATTGTTGCGACATTGCCCTAGCCCAGGCACATTATTGTAGTAATACTCGTAATTCATTGAAGTATTTACAATAACACACCGAAAGACAAATAAAATGATTAAAGGAATTAACGGACAGATTTATATCGACATGGAAAAACATATCGATATGAATAAATTCATGGAACTTCAGCCAGAAATCTACAAAGGATTTGCGCTAGCTAGAGAACATGCTAAAGAAGGCACGTGGATGGCTCCTGGATTCACTTTCGATGATATGAGTTACAAGCACAATTGGAAGCCTGTGTATCAAGCCATGCAAGAGTTTATGCAATTACCTGATGATAGCCCAATAAAGCAAGCAGGAATGGAATTAATGCCCAAAGACTTTAAGAACTTCCAAGAACGCAATCTGTTCACACGTTATTTAAAGATGGCTATGGGCGCATATGATCCATATATCTATTACTATCTATGGGAAGAAGGTAGCTGGGATGATAGAACAGCTCCACGCAAATTAACTCCTGAAGCTCAACACTTCCCCAACGTTGTTAAATGGGTAGAGTCAATGGTTGGGACTATCTTTGTAGACATTGGTCGTGTTATATTCTTTCACTGTGAACATGATGGGTTACCCTTTGAGCATAGAGACTTAGACGCAAAGAACGGCGTAAACGTAGTAAAGCCACATCGCAATGAATTCATTCACATCCGTCCTGACACACGCAATCAATTCTATATCTGGGATCCAGAAACTAAAAACAAGTATGGAATCAATACTAGAGCAGCTTGGTGGAATGATGTTGACTGGCACGGTGGCAATCGTGTCATGGCTCAGACATACAGTATAAGAATAGATGGAAAGTTTACTGACGAGTTCCGTGAGAAACTAGGTATCAGCCATATTGAATCTTACTGATAGCCCCAGAAATTGAACATGTATTTGTCAGTATAGCCACCGTTCATACCACAGTGATAGCTATCATAACTGGGCCATTGATAGATATCACCTTGATTAGGTCTGTATACACAAACATCTTCTACAATGCTCACGTGCCCGAATGTGGGTTTTTGTATATAGCAAGTGTATCTGACAACATCTTTGCCAACTAATTCATCTATCTTACTGTGTGCATCAAAGTGCCATGGAGCCATACGTCCCGGACGTATTTTACTAATCCAGATCATCCAAGGCTTTGCGTTTACTATAGATCCAAACTGTTCGACGACATTGTTACTAAAGTCAGAGCCCGGAAAATAATTAACCCATTCAATGGCACTGTCGTTGTAGACATATCCTGCTTGTTCCCATTCTCTAGCTAATTGGTCAAAGCCCTTTAGATTTTTGTTAAATGTCTGTTCATTATATCTAAGTGTAATGCCAGGCTTGTCTTTTAATTCAAGTAGAACACTGTCCCAATCAATAAAATTACCACAGTTCGAAATGTATTTCATAGTGATATTTAATCTATAAATACTCGATGTTCACAGAAGTCCCGAATAGTAGGGCTATTTTTAGGTCATTGACCAATGATAATTTATTCTGTATGGATTACAATCCTACAGATACGAAGTACCCCGAAGAATTAATTAATTATGCATTTAACAGAGAAGTTAGTTATCTAACTAGGCTTCAAGATTATCCATGGATTCCAGAAGTTACTGAGGTAGATCGAGATTCAAGAAAAATCTATTTTAAATGGTATCAGAATACTTGCGAAACAGTACTTCCCAAAGACTATAAAGAACAACTATTACAGATTACTACTGACTTGCATAACGAACGAATATATAAGCCTAGCTTTTATACAAAGTTCTTTTACGTTGACAATAATAACAGAATGAGAGCAATGGTTTGGTATTCTGCAAGCGATTATGACGAACAGCCACTGGGTGTTGATTTCTTCAAACCTATACTGAATCAAGATAGATTGGAATTAGTAGAAAGCATGGCGACTAACGGTAAGCTAGATGTTGGTTTGCTAATTAAGAAAGCATACAAAGAATACATACAGTGGCCTGATAACCCACTGCCAGAGATATACGATAAAGTTTATGGAATATAAGAAATACCCCACGTTTTGTTTGTTACCCTTTACACATATTAGCACGACTAACGATGGGAATTATCGTGCATGTTGCGTGAGTGAGGAAGTTGTTATTGCTAAACCTGATGGCACTCCGTATAATGTACGTACTGACAGTGTAATGGAAGTATGGAATAGCGACCAATATCGTCAGTTGCGCAAAGACCTATTATCGGGTGTAAAGAACCCAACATGCGAATATTGCTGGAATTATGAAGCCACAGGTGCATACAGTAAACGACAAAAGAACACAGACGAAAAGCACGACATGTATCCTGATTATGATGTATTCATTAAGGACGCTTTAGAAAACGACGGAAGATTAAGTACTCCGCCAACTGACTTAGATTTAAAAGTGGGCACACAATGTAATCTTAAATGCATTATGTGTTATCCTGGTTCTAGTAGCTTACACCAAGACGAACAGGATTTAATGATCGAACGGGGTATTGAATTACCTGGACTATTGAAACTGTATGATAACAGAGTAAAACAGTTTAATCTAAAAGTCGAGGATTTAAACCCAAGACAATTGGATGTAGAACCCATTGTGAATAACTTAGACCCTAGTTTAAGTCAAGCTATTCACATGAGTTTAGTAGGTGGAGAACCACTGGTTAATAAGACAACAACTAGGATACTAGAACAGTGCGTGGATAGAGGTTATGCGCAGAATATGATGCTACAGATTATCAGCAATCTATCCGTGATTAACCCTAAAACAATCAATCTATTAAGACAGTTCAAACACCCAATGCTATGTGTCAGCTATGACCATATTGACAGTGACAAGTTTAACTTTATTCGTTTCCCTGCTGATTATAAGACATTCAAAGACAATTTTGATACAGTATTTGCTGATGACAAAATCGAAATCAAGTTAAGTACAACTTGGGGCATATTCAATATATTTGATTTTGAAGAAATATTTGAAGAATGGGAACAATTAGCAAATAAAGTAAAGGGTAGATTTACTATGAATTATGGACTAATCTATTATCCTAATTACTTTAGCCTACGCTACTTAGAACCTGAACAAAAACAAGAGATATCAGACCGCATTGATAACTATATTCAAAAGAACGGACACTATAAAATCTTTACAGATAATCCTGAATTCTATGAGGCCTTTGTGAGTACAAAAGGTTATATGAGTGGTCAATATCCTGACCATGAATCAGTGTGTAAAGAAAGAACCCGTGTACTGAGATTATACGATGAATTGCGCGGAACTGATTATAGAAAACTATTTCCTTATATTGTAGATTATGAGTGATACATTTTGCGTCATGCCCTTTTTAAATGTCTACCTAGAACGTAACGGTGATTATGTTGCGTGTGGACATAGTTACACGGGTAATTGTGATAATAGCAATATCAATACTACACCTGCAAATATAGCATTTAACGATGAGTATTTCAAAAAGCTCAGATTAGATTTATTAAACGGTGTTAAGAATGAAAACTGTAAAGTATGCTGGCTAAAAGAAGAACGGGGAATGCCCAGCGCCAGACAACAGAATAATAAATATTTTGAAGAATATATTCCATTATGTAAAACAGTTGACGGGACAGTTGATTTAGAACCCATTCAAGTTGGTGTTAAATCAGATAATCTATGCAATCTCAAGTGCATAATGTGTAACCAATATCAAAGCAGTCAGCATGAAAAAGAAGTCAAAGAAATGCGTGACCGTGACATTAAGATTCCTATATGGCTAGACAAAATAGAAGAACACAATAAGGGCAACTTCTATAATACTGACTATATTATTGAGAATTTAGACAGTATATTGAATAACAAGAGTAAGCTAGAGATACAGGGCGGTGAGCCTATGATTAGTCCTATAACGCATAAGTTATTAGACTACTTGATTAAGACCAATAATACAGAACTAACCATGACGATTACTATCAATTTAATCGGCATAACCGATAATATGCTAGAGAAAATTGCTAAGTTTCCTAATATGGAGTTATGGATAAGCTGGGATCATATTCGCCCGGACGAGTTTAAGTTTA